ATATCAGAAGTATCTATCTCTGATAATCTACCAGTCTCACCATCATATAATAAATGAGTTGCTAGTCCTACATCTCCGGTGTATCTAGATTTTAATACTCGTACCCTAGTAGTTCTAGCTTCATCTATATCATCTGACTGTTGATTTCTTTCTAATGCTATCACACAATCAGATAGTTGTCCAATACTATTTGAACCTCTTAGGTGCGAGAGTGATACTTCAACACCATTCTCATGTCCTTTGTTACCATCAACTCTTCTCAAGTGTGAGACAAGCACTATTCCTGCACCAGTCTCCTCTACTAAACTTCTTAGCTTAGTCATAATAGTATCTATGGCTCGTCTTTCATCTCCTTCTGAAACAGCACTTACCAACATATGTAAGTGGTCTACTACTACCCATTTACATTCACAACCTATAATCATATACCTTAACTTAGAAAAAATATCATCTATATCATTAGTGCCGAAATGGGCATGAACCCATACTCTATTTTTATTTTCGCCATCATAAAGTATATCAAAGAATTTATCTAATTCTTCCTTACTAAACTTCTCTCGTTCTTGGTCTATGTAAAGTCTAGCATTAGCTTCAATAGATAAAATGCCATCAATAGTTCTTCGCCAATCTTCCTCAAGAGCAATTACTCCTACGTTATCTGTAGTATTTTTAATAAGATGATGTTCTAGTTCTCTAGTTACAGAAGACTTACCAAGTCCAGTACCACCTGTTAAAGTAACTAACTCGCCTTGTCTTAGTCCATATAACTTATCATTCAAACCTTCCCAAGGAAAAGGAATACTCTCTTTCTTTTCTCTATTGTGAAATTTATCCCTTTGTTCAGAAACATTTAT